TTTATCAATATCTGTGCTTAACCGAAGTTTGAACGAAGAGCCATCAAACTCTGTCCAGTATGTAGCTGCGTAACCATTAACAACTTTAGCTGTAGGTGTCAAGAACTGGGCAACACTGATTGCTTCAGGAACATAAAGTTCAAGTGCAGGGAATGTGCCTATCGTTGCACCAGCTAAACTGATTTGAGTAGTTGCCCACTCACTAGCCTTCAACCCCAAGACTGCCTTAACCGCGACATGAAGCACAGTATCTGTGTTACCTGGGTGGTAGATAAAACGGTTAGTAAGCGTACCAACTACTGCTGTTAAATCCCCTGCATATTGGTCAATGCGTAAGACCTCTTCGCCTGCTTGGCTATACACCCTAACCGCATAGTAGATACCCGAAGTGCGACCTAAAAGCGGAGCGTTTTGTGGAACAATTTTGTCTTGTTGCAAGAACGCATCACGGTGGTTCCAGGTGATAATTACCTGACCTATATTATCAGTAACTGCCTTTAAACCCGCCACAGGGTAAGGTTCCGCCCAAACACTTTCTACTATTTTATTGAAAACAGTCCCAGTAAGCTCCTGTGTTGTACGAGTTTTACTTACTGTGCGTATCATGAAATTAAGGTTAGTGTAATCAGGAAACTCAGCGTCAATCACACATCTGTTAAGCGTATCACCATAAAACCAAAGTGTAGCCCCTTTATAGAACTCTTTAGGCACTGTGTGGAAAATACCGCGAGTAACTGTCACAGTAGTATAGCCAACTCCAAAGCTAACTACCTGCATCATTTCTTCTACGACATCTTTACCGTTCCAACCAGAACAAACAAGGTAAGAGCCTGCTGAAACTTTATTTAGTCCAACAACAGACACCAAGGGTATAGTTGTTGTCACTTCTGGGTGCAATGCCGCGTCTGTGTTACCTGTTGGGGTAAAATCTAACGTCCCCATATACCGATAATTGTCGCCTGTTAAACTAACATGAACTTCAAATTGGTTGTAACGCACGCCAGGTGATTTCGCAAAGAAGGCAAGTACACCGCTCTCTGAATCCACATTGCTAACGTCAACGTTGTTGCCAGGGCTGAGTTTTAAACGTTGAATATCCCAGTAATGCAAGTTAAACAGTTTGCCTGCTAAAGGTACAGGCGGGTCTGCTGGATAAGCTGTTGGGTTTATGAACTCCTCCATTGACGGAGGGCCGTAGCTAACCTGGTCTGTTTTAAAGATATTCTCAACGCATTTTAACGTGATACGACCGTCTTCAAGCAAACCAAAACCAATACTAACCACGCGGAGGGACATATTTATGATGCCAAAATCCTCCCAAGTCCAGTCAACAACATCACCAATTCGCAAAGCACTTGCAGAGCGGTTGACCACCAATTCGACAGACGCTAAACTCTGACTCATTAAAGCAAGGTCACGGTTAGCAAGAGTTGCTGCTAACGCATTGCTTGTCACCATCTGATAAACCCGAGTAACTGCTACAGTATTACCTTGGATTTCTCTCGCCGCTGGGTTATGCACCGTCATAGATTTAGGTGTACCCAAAACAGAATCTATCCACTGTACTGTTAACTGGTTTACTAATTCTGAAACACCTGATCGGGTAAAGTTTCTCGCTTCAATAACATTTGTAGTGTTTAACGGTAGTTGCCCTTCATCTTCTCTCCGCAATAACTTCAGAGTGAACTTGCCTGTTACAGGCTCAATGTACAATACTGCATTGATTGTTTGGAGAATTAAACCCAAAAACTCTTCCACAGTAGACGTATTTTCCCAAACCGCTGAGATACCAAAGTTTTCTGTGTGGAGTGTTTCAGCAGCCTTTTTAAAACCCTCTCTATCAATATATGAATCTGTATAACCCATGCCCCAAACTGAGTTCGTCAAGCATTCTAAAATGATATACGCAGGGTTTGCCTCTTCTCTTGAAATACTCGTTATTGTTTTAATTGGGGTAGAAGTAATAGTTACCGAACCCGAAGTCTTAACAGTATCTACCCCATCGGTGGTGGTGGTTACTACGGGTGTCGCAGTGGTACTAGGTACTTCCGCAACTCCAGGAGTCGTGACTGTCGCAGGCGTTGCAGGCGTGCCAACAGTAGCGGTAGTGGCGGGTGTTACAGTTGTTACAGGTGCTGCTTTAGCTACAGGATAAACTACACCATCAGCACTAGAGGGTGAATTGTAAAGGGCTAGGTGTAACGCTGGAGGGTATAATTCTTTCACCCACAAGGCTCCACCTTGTCCATCATACTGGGCTTTGTAGTACCCCACCCCTTGCGCTGCTGCAACTGTAGCCAAATTGGGGTACGCATCTGAGTAAAAGGAAGCCGTGGTAGCCCCAGGTGCTACATAGTATGTAAGTTTCCCCCCCACCACGCCTAAACTTTGTAGCTCCCGCCCAGACAACATTAAGGATATTTGTGTACCAAAGCCTGTTCTTGAGAGTTTAACTAGCTTCAAGGAGTTATCGGACACGCCATAAGGGCTGGAAACAACCTGGTCATCCTTATTCAGAATAACCGCGTAGGCTCCAAAATAACTGTCGTCTCGATAAGGGACTCGCGTGACTTTGAATTTCCATGCTTTAGGTCTTGAAGAGTTGGCTTGGTAAAGCAAGTTATCCCAAAATACACTTGTTACGCCTCTAAACGAGGGCATTTTGTCCTTTTGGAAATCTGACGAGGTTGCAATTTGGTTTTGGGCAAAGGACGTGACAAATTTTGACATACCTTCTGACGTGTTAGCACCCTGAAACATAGAAACAATGTGGTCACGCAGAACCAGGTCGCCCGATTCCAACCCGTTTTTCAAGACTATGATATGTCCGAGTACCCCGCCTTCTTTTAAAATTCCGCCGTATAGGTTAGGTTGATTGATTTTTACCCTTTGGTTTACATTCAACGCGCTTTGGTTAATTACAACGTCATCGTAAGTCCGTATTTCGTGGATAGCATCAATAGTACCTTGACAGAGTACCATGTGCATACTCATATAGTAGTTATATCCGACGGTGACGGGACCGCCTGCTTCTTTACTTCCCATTTTCTTTTTCCTTTATTACGGCTTCGATGAGCTGTTTTACAAATAGGTCTTCCTGAAACGCTTCAAGGTCTCGGAGTACAAGGTCTTTTTTTATTAGTTGATTGAAATCTAACCCCAAGGCTTTCCAGTAATTTCGTGTACCTTTTACACAAAACCCCTTCTCCCGAATCAGGGTTAAATTCACAGGGTAATCTAATTGTTCCGATGTCATGTTAAGCTCTGGATTGTAACACGCTAGGGTCTACTTTATTTGAGACATTATGAGTATTTCCCCACCAAACCACATTAGGTTGGGTTACAAACCGCGTACCAAAAACAATTGGAATAGCTTTACCTTGTTCAGCAGTAGGGATATTATTTACTGCGTTTGGGGCAGGAACAGGCGGTTCGGGGTTCTTAGCCGTCAGCATGGCGTAAATACTCATGCCAAGAGAGATTACCGAACAGACTGCGGCAACTACCGCAGCTACGACTAACCATGACATGTTAGACCCCTAAACGCACAAGCGTTTTCATTGCGAACTGTTCAAAAGTGTCTGAAACAACTTCTTCTTCTATGTCTTCTAGTGTTTCTTTATCCGTAGGGATAACGTTTATAAATGTACTGTCCCGCAAAGCGTAAATAAGCCGTTTTGTCCCTGGTGGGTCTTTCATGATATGCGGAGCTTTTATCTGCATGAATTCTTTTCCGTTTGATAACCGAATCTCGCCTTGAGCGAGAATTGATATATGCTCTTTATGGTGTATCTTTCCTGTCAGTAAAGTCCCAGCAGGCATAAATAGTTCTCTAATATACACCCCATCCAAATGGTGGTGATTAACAGGCAACTCAATAGGGTTGTCACCCGCTTTCTCAAATAGATAATCTTCCACAGCCAGAATATGCGGCATTGTACCTGCAAGCGAAAGTTGAGTTGCCAACTCTTTTACTTGCAGAGAAAGTCCTTTATTTTTCATATTATCCGCCAGTAGAAACGTGAGACCCAGCGAAGGGGTTTGCAGATACCATGTACGGAAAGCCTCCAAAATTAACCGCATTGCCGCCAGTAGCCCCCTCGCCAAACGAAGCACAAGTAGTAAGTGTGTGGTCACATCCACGGAACAGTTTTATGGACGTTACAGGTGCTTCAACTGTTCGGGTTGGTATTGCTCTCGCCAAGCCTATTTTACCTTGGGTATGTTCTGTTATCCAGTAGAACGCACCTTCAGGCAATATCTGTACCATTCCACCTGTGTAATAGCCTGCTTTGTTTGAAGACGATGCAGTGGCGGGAACATCTACTGATTTTTGTAGGAAGTCAGAATTGCTTATCGTGATAACTTTTTTACCTGGTTCAATTGTAAACCCTACTGGAAATATCTCATCCCCCGCTTTAACCACCCCACAGGTATTTATATCGTATAGGCTGTGGGAACACATGGGTTCATACATTCTTTTTAAACCCGCCTTCTGAACATGGGAGTAAATAGGCTCACAGTTGATAGTCGCTTCCACCCCTGAAAAGCTACAGGTGACAATACGGCCTTGAAAAATACATACCTGGGGGGCATTCACAGCCGCAACGTTTACTCTAAACACTTTGATAAGTATCTGAAATGAGGGTGCGCCAGAAATAAACATTTGAGCAACTTCGTTATTCTTATCGACAGTAATAGTCATCATAGAACGATTGATTTCCATTGTCATCTCTGTTTCACCACGCTTAATCGTGCGGGGTCTGTACTGGTCTACCCCCACCTGGTATGTATCATTTCCAGAGGTGAAACATTCCCGTTTTTCCACAGCCCCATTGCTCCAAGAGAACTGAAAGAGTTCACAAGGCTCTAATTCTGCTTTGCGTTCCTCAGCTAAAAATGCTGCAAGAATCTCTATAGCGGGGGGTACGGTAGATCCAGGTGTCACGGTGGTTGTATCAACAGATACAACAGATGTGGAGGGGATTGGGAAAGTAACACTGAATGCCTTTGAGGGCTTACTGGCGGAAACAAACATAGCCTTTTGTAGCGTAAGCGTGATTTCCGTTAGATTATTTCTTAGCTCAAAAAAGGTAAAGATTGCTTGCTGCGGGTTTCCAGGGGTAACAGCAATAGTGTACTGGAATCCATCAGACTCAACAGGCTGGTTAGGCAATACTGCAAAGCCCAGGGCTGCAATATCGTCCGCCCACAAACCAAGGGATAATTTATTCAACGTATCCAATAACGTAGCATCAACGCTACTTAACGTTGCAATAGACTTATACGATATATCTGAATCGGTGTTAATAGCTGCTAAAGGTGTAAAGGTGATAATAGACATAATTATTTTGTATTTAAAATTCCAGTGAACGACACGCTAACCCTAAACCATTCAGGGTTTACCCAACTAACTTCTAAAGCATCCGAGCTAAACCGCGTTAAAGTAATGTAAGAAACCCTCTCAACATCTGAAACTAAAAAACCAGAAGCAAGGGGAACTTCTATCCCAATTTCTTCTGTTCCTGTGTATTCCTCGGAGGTTATATTTCCGTTTGCGTCTATTGTTCGCTGACTAGAGGTGTAACATAGTGAGGTAATCTTAACTATTATAGCAGGTTTATTCTTAAATGCGACTAACAAATAAGGTACTTTTATTGTAGGTCGTACCATATACTTGGCAAAGCCCACATCCGTTACAAACAGCCGTTTTGAGCCTGCTTCAGTACCCCCAACAATATCCAAATCATTTTGAAACGTGGGCATATAAAATGACTTAAACTTTCCTGACATTTGAATAAAGAAATCACGAATAGAAAACTGACTTCTTCTGCCAAAGAAATCAATAGACCTTGACGTTTCAGACCGATTGTACAAGTCGTATGCCGCAACTTTACCACCATAATCGACTACGCCTGATGGGCGAGTTATGGACACCCCAAGATTAGACACACGCTCAGGTTCTAACATGAGGACAGGTAGACCCTCCAAGGTGAAAGCATTAACACTTGGGAGCGTAGCAGGAATAAAATCATCCATAATTAACTGAATCGTTCCTGTTCCCACAGACCTGTTTAACATGGCTATTTGTACTTTGTCCCGTGTACTGCCTATCCGTAAAGGCACTACCCATGTCATGTTACTAACATTAAGGCTTGGGTCATTTGCATACACCACGGTATTATTCACTTTGAGTAAACTCACCACTTCATAACTCGACTCACCGTTGTAAAACAGGTATTGCGCTGTAGCTAAGTTCTGTAAATTATTTGTTTTGGTAAAAGATTTCATCTCCGCCCAAATAGGAACTAATATCTTTCTGCCTTGCACACCATAAATAAGGTTTTGAAACGCCTGAAAACGTGTAAACGTAACGAGAAACTCATACTCGTACATAACCCTTGGCAAAATGTACAGTTTAATCCTCTGTTCACTCCCATCACGACCTACCAGGGTATCCGTATGAAAACTAATACGCTCGGTAATTGGCTTAACCCAATTTGCCATCATGGGTAACGTTTCAGGTTGTTCTGCGTAGACCCTATAATTGGCAGCAAGGTTTTGAGCCGTCTGATACGACCCAGAGGCATCAGGTGTCACCACGTTATACGGGTTGCTGCCAATCATGCCTGCAAGAATTGCAGGGAAATCTGTCGCAGTGATACTAGACAAGCCTGTTGTAACGCCAACCCAATAATTGATTTGTGGGGTAGTTGGGTTTATTCTTAAAACAATCTGGTACCCTAAAGTTATCTCTTGTGCTGTCAGCATTGTCTTATCTCAAAATTTGTTTAATAGATAAACTGTTGCGGCGAACGAATTCTACCAAAGTTTTCTCGCCCGACGCAGAAGATATATAGTCGCCAACATTTCTGTGGTCATCCACCATCACAACCCGAATAGACTGTTCTGTGGGGGCAGAAGGGGCTACAACGGGTGCATTAGGTTGTACTCGTGATGCAGCATAACTCATGGGGTCTGCAATACCACCTGTGGCGCGTTGAATCGGGAATTTGTTGGCAAAGTTCCAAGCATCTAACGTACGCTTACCAATTGCTTTTGTTGTCTTCGCATTTAAAACATACTCTCCGTTTGACAACCTAGCAGGGATGGAATCGGATGTGGTCGTTCCAGGTCCTGTGATGTAACCGTGTTGCGTTTGGTCAGGGTAAAGCTGGGTTGTGCCTGTCTTCGGGTCATAGATGGGGGTACCACCCGTTGAATAGTTTTGGACATTTGCACTCTCAACATTTCCACCCGTTGAATAGTTTTGGACATTTGCACTCTCAACATTTCCACCCGTTGAATAG